GACGTCGCTCGGATTGCGGCCTAGACGGGCGCCTCGTGGCGTTTTAGCGGCGATCGGGACGGATTCCCTCCGATGACGTCGAGCGGCGTCCTGACGGGACGTGGACAGACGATCGGGAACCGTGTCGGCGGTAAGGACTCGCGGATCGACCGGTCGGTTCCGCCGTGGCGGTCGTGGCGCACGAAATCGCGGGCGGCGCGCGCGATCCGGTGGATCGAAACGTACGTCCGGGTCCCGTCCGGCGTCGGCGCGGGTGAACCGTTGAAACTCGCCCGGTTCCAGCGCGACGAACTCGACCGGGTCCTCGCGCCGGGAGTCCGTCAGGGCGGGATACAGATACCGCGCGGGAACGCGAAATCGACGCTCTGGGCGGCGGTCGGACTCTGGGCGGTATGCGATCCGCCGGACAGTCCACAAGTTCCGCTCGTGGCGTATAACGCGTTACAGGCGGGACGTACGTTGATGCGCCCTATCCGGCGCATGGTCACGCTGAATCCGGAACTCGATTCGCGGGTCGTCGTCTACTCGTCGAATAACGAACGGCGCGTCTGGTCGGGATGGAACGACGGAGAACTCCTACCGCTCGCGGCGGACGTCGAACGGTTACAGGGATTGAATCCGACCGTCGCGCTCGTCGACGAGGCGCAGACGGTTGACCCGACCGTCCTCCGTGCGCTCCTGCAGGGCGCGGGGAAGCGGGCGGAATCGCTCGTCCTCGTGATCGGGACACCCGCGCCGGGCGCGCAATCCTCCGCGCTGTTCGATTTTCGGGAACGGGCGCGTGACGGCGCGCCGGTCGCGTGGATCGAATACGCGGCCACCGCGGGATGCGCGCTCGACGACCGGACCGAATGGGCGCGCGCGAATCCGGCGCTAAAGGCGGGATTCCTGTTCGACGACGTCCTCGTCGACGAACTCTCGACCGTCGACGAGGTTTCGTTCCGTTGCTACCGCCTGGGTCAGTGGCTCGACGTCGTCGACGTCTCGTGGCTACCTCCCGGCGCCTGGGAAGATTGTCCGCACGTCGACGCGCCACCGGACGGCGTCGAGGTCGTGTTAGGACTCGCGGGTACGTGGACGTCGACGACGGCGCTCGTCGGTTGCACGCTCGACGGCGCGATTTTCCTCGCGTATTGGGCGGAAACCTGCACGGACGACGAACTCGACGACGTGATCGGCGCCGCGTGGGAACGCTGGAACGTCCGGGAAATCGTCGTCCAGGCGCGCACGCGCGGCGCGCTCGTGCGCCGTTGGGTCGACGGCGGCGTCCCGGTGACGGTATGGCCTAGCTCGCGAAACGACGTCGAGGTCGCGTCGTCGACGGATTTCCGGCGCGCGATCGTCGACCGTCGCCTCGCGCACGACCACGACCCGACGATCGCGGCGCATATCGGCGCGCTCGTGGGTCACTCGACGCCGGACGGCGCGTTACGTCTCGACGCGCCCGATAACGGCGTCGAGGTTGACGCCGGACGCGCCGCCCGCTACGCGTGGACGCGCGCGGTCGAGCAATCGGAAACGCCGGGACCGCAGATTTACTAGCGACGGGAGGAACCGTGGCGGGACTAACCGACACTTACGAACAGAAACTCCTAGATCATCTGTTTACGGACCCGGCGTGGACGCCGCCCGCGACGTTGTATCTCGGACTCTCGTCGACGACGCCAACAGAGGCGGGAGCGAACGTGACCGAACCGTCCGGCGGCGCGTACGCGCGCGTCGCGACGACGGCGGCGGACTGGTCGGCGGCGTCGGGTACCGCGCCCGCACAGAAAACGAATACCGCGACGTTCACGTTTCCGACCGCTACCGCCGATTGGGTCGCGGGCGCGAACCTGACCCATTTCGTTCTGTTCGACGCGTCGACCGCCGGGAACGTCGTCGCGTGGGGCGCGTTCACGACCGCAAAACCGGTCCTGAACGGAGATACGGCGTCGTTCGCGGCGTCGTCGATCACGTTTCAAGCGGGCGACCCAGGCGATACGTACTAGGCCGCGTCGTGGCGGATACGAAAATCTCCGCGCTGACCGCGCTAACCGGCGCGACGATCGCGACGGGCGACCTGTTCGTCGTCGTCGACGTTTCCGATACGACGATGGCGGCGTCGGGAACCGACAAACGGATAACGCTCGCGGAACTAGAACTCGCGTTCGGCGCCTGGACCGCGTATACGCCGACGCTGACGCAATCGGCCACGGTCGCGAAAACAGTGAACTATGCGCGCTACTGCCAGATAGGAAAACTCGTTCACGTCGTCGTTTCGCTCGCGATAACCGGCGCCGGGACCACGAATAACGACGTCGTCGTCGGCGCGCCCGTAGGTTTTAACAGCGCGATCGCGAACGCGGTGGTCGGGAACGGTTCGATTAGCGACGCGTCCGCGTTTCTGGAATGGCCGGTAATGGTCTACGCGAACGCGGGTAACGGGACGTTCTACTTTCGGCGGACCGATCAGGTCCCGGCGTTTATTACGAACGTCGGTAAGGACCCGAATTTCGCGCTCGCGAATACGGACGGCGTGACGTTCGTCGCGACCTACGAGGCGGCGTAACGCGTGGGCGTCGTCCTCCTAGAGAACGGCGTCGATAAAACGCTCCTAGAACTCGCGGCGTCGTCGGTCCGCCTAGAGGAACTCGTCGCGGTCACGCTCACCGCGAAAGCGGGAACCGCCACGAGCGCGAAAGCGGCGGTCCGTCGAACGCAACGGTTCGCCGCGAAATCCGCGACGTCGACGAGCGCGAAAGCGTCGATCGTCCGGCGGTCCCGCCCGTACGCGGCGAAATCCGCGACCTCGACGAACGCGCGCGCGACCGCGTTCGTCCGTAACCGGCGTCTCGCCGCGAAATCCGGGACCGCGACGTCCGCGCGCGCGACGACGTCGACCCGCGCCGCTCGTTACGCCGCGAAAGCGGCGACCTCGACGAGCGCGCGCGCGACCGCGTTCGTCCGAACGCGGCGCCTCGTCGGGAAAGCCGCGGCGTCGACGTCCGCGCGCGCGGTCCTGTCCGGGACCCGACCGTTCGCCGCGAAAGCGGGAACGTCGACGTCCGCGAAAGCGTCCCGGACCGTCCGGGTCGCCCGGTACGTCGCGCGGGTCGGGACCGCCACGAGCGCCCGCGCCGCCCTCGCCCGGACTCGACGGTTCACCGCGAAAGCGGCGACCGCCACGAGCGCCCGCGCCACGGTCGCCCGGTCCCGGCGGTACGTCGCGCGCGCGGCAATCTCGACGAGCGCCCGCGCTGACCTGACAGTTAGCGGCGTATCGGTCGTCAACCTCGCGGGACGCGCCGCAATCTCGACGAGCGCGCGGGCGACCTCGATCCGGCGGACCCGACGTTTCAGCGGGCGCGCACCGGTAGCGACGTCGGTCCGCGTCGGGTACCGGCGTACGCAACGGTTCGCGGCACGAGCGCCGGTTACCGTCGCGCTCGACGTCGACGGCGTCCGCCTGATCCGACCGTTTCTCGCGACGTCGTCGACGTCGGTTCACGCGTACGCCGACCTCCGCGTCGTCGTCCCGATCGTCGGCGGCGAACCGTTCGTCTGGACCGGGTCGGCGTGGGTCCCGTACCCGGTCCGTCACTGGAACGGCGTCGCGTGGGAGGCGAAACCGATGTACGTCTACGACGGCGCCGTCTGGGAACCGGTCTAGGACGTATCGACCCAGAGGTCGCCTACCGCGGGCGACGGCGGCGGCGTCGGTCCTACCGCGACGATCGTTCCCGGCGCTCCTGGCGCTCCTGGCGGTCCAGGAGCGCCCGTCAGGACCTCGACGACCTCGACGCCGCCGACCGCCGGGACGTCGATCACGTCGACGCTATGAGGGACCTCGACGTCGACGACGGTCGGCGCGCCCGCGACGACCTCGATCACGTCGACGTCGGCGGAGACGTCGACGTCGACGACCTCGACCGCCGGATTCGACGCGTCGACGACCTCGACCGCGCCGGGAACCGTGACGTCGACGACCTCGATCGTCACGCCGACCGCAGACGCGCGCCGTTCAACGCAACCGGCGCGGGCGTCGAATTCGTGACGTCGAGCGTTACCGTCACTTTCCCCGCGAGGACCGTCGTTACGTTCCCGTCTGGGTACGTGATTTCCAGGTCCCAGGCGCCGACGCCGATTCCGGGCGCCGCGGTCCACCGGTCCGCCGGTAGCTCGACCTGGACCGTGTTCGTCGTGACCGGTCCCGGCGGTCCCGTCGTCACGACCGCGCAATCGAGGTCGATCACGAGGTCGCCCGCTGGTTTATTGCGAATCTGCGCGGCGGCGGTCGCGCCCGTCAGGTCGTGCGGGACCGTCTGGTCCTCGTCGTCCCAGAGACGAAACGACCACGAATACGTATCTCCGCGGTACAAACGGAGGTCGTACTTACCCGGTAGCACGCGCGCATAGTGACATATCCGGCGGCGTCGCGGTACCGTCGCGTTCCGTGGCTATCGCGACGAGGGACCGCGAACCGGTCGTCGCTCGTGCGCGCCGCATCGTCCGAACGTTTTTCACGTTGCTACCCGGTCCGTATACGACCGCGTTCCTAACCGGCGACGACGGACTCCCGTCGTCGGTTCGGGTCACGGAATCGACCGCGCTTTCGATCGGCGCCGTCTACGCGGCGTTAGGTATCTACGCCGACCTCGTCGGGACTATGCCGATCAAGCGTTACCGGAAAACGGGACCGGACGGCGTCGACGAGGAACTACCGGTCCCGCCGTTCGTCGAGCATCCCGCCGGTATCCCGGTCGGGTGGACAAACGAAATCGGTCAGGCGATATGGAGTCTGTTACTGCGCGGGAACGCGTGGGCGCGCGCGACGTCGTACGACTCGACCGGTTACCCGGCGTCGTTTGAGGTCTGGGACCCGAACCGTGTCGAACTCCGCGTCGACGCGAACGGACGATTGCGCGTCAAGTATTACGACCTCGTCCTCGTCGACCCGTCGCCTCTGGAACTCCTGCACGTCGCATGGCAGGCGGTACCGGGTAGTCCGTTCGGCGTCGGCGTCCTCGACGCGCACGGTCCCGGCGGACCGTTAGCGAACGCGTACGCGGCGAACCTGTATTCCGCCGACGTATTCCGCAATCCGACGCCGCCGTCCGTGTTAACTCACCCGCTCCGGTTGAACGCGCAACAGGCGGCGGACCTACAGACACAATGGGCGGACTCGATCGCACGGTCGCGCGCGGTCCCGGCGGTCCTGTCGGGCGGGATCACGTTTCAACCGTTAACCGTCAACAGTCGCGACGTGCAACTAATCGAATCGCGACGCTGGAACGCGACGGAAATCGCGACGCTGTTCCGGTTACCGCCGTACCTGTTGGGCGGATCGACGGGCGACTCTCTGACGTACGCGACCGTCGAGGGCGAAAATACGCGCCTCTGGACGTCGGCGTTGCAACCGATGGCGGTCCGGTTAGAACGAGCGTTTGGCGCGTGGCTACCGAATGGACACCGGTTACGTTTCGTTCCCGACGCGCTCCTACGGACCCAAACACTCGACCGGTTCCAGGCGCACAAACTCGCAATCGATGGAGGTTGGGAAACGGTCGACGAGGTCCGCGCGCTAGAGAACCGTCCGCCGTTGACGACCGCGCAGAAAGACGAACTCGCGCCGCCGCCGCCGCCGCCGCCGCAACTTACGCCGGGAGGTCCCGCCGATGCCGGAACGGATTGAACGTCGCTACTCGACCGCGCTGGACGTCTCGGACGGGCGGACGATTATCGGGCGTTGCGTCCCGTACGACGAACCGACGACCGCGGCGGACCCGCCGGATTTCGTCCCGTACGTCGAGGTCGTCCGTCCGGGCGCGTTCGGTCGGTTCCTCCGGGCGCATCGCGCCGGACGGTTCCGTCTCACGTACGAACACCAGACGGACCCGTTATCGGTCCTCGCGTCGGCGGACGAACTCGTCGAACGGGACGACGGATTGCACGGAACGTTCCGGGCGCTCGACGGTCGGGTAGGCGATCAGGCGATCGAACTCGTCCGGTCCGGGACCTGTACCGGCCTATCCGTTACCGCGCTCGTGCACCGGTCGAGGACCCTCGACGACGGGACCGTCGAACGGACCCGTCTAGAACTCGTCGACGTCGCGCTGACCGCGAATCCCGCCTATCGAGGCGCGGCGGTAACCGCGCTCCGGACGGCGCCGCCGCTCGACCTCGACGCGCCGCTCGTTTCCGCCGCGCTTGCGCGTTCGGCAGAATTGCGCGCAAGATTCACCCGCTAGACACGGTCTCCCGCGACCCGACGAACGCGGCACCCGCCTAACGGCGGCGACCCGTCCGGTCCGTACTCGCGGCGTCCCGACGTCCCGCGTTGACCCGTTGAAACGCGCACGCGGAGGTACGTCGCTATGCCTACCGTCCTCGATCGTCTGCACGACGAACGGACGTCGCTACTCGATCAAGTCGACTCGATTACCGGCGCCGCGGAGTCCGACGACCGCGACCTCTCGACCGCCGAACAGGAACTAATCGACCGTTGCCATAACCGGATCGCGGACGAAATCGACCCGCAACTAGAACGGTTGGAACGGATCGAACGGACCCGGTCCGAACATAACCGGATCGTCCTCCCGCACGTCGCGCCGAACGGCGCGACGGTTCCGGTCCCGGTCGGGACTCCGGAGGTCGTCTACCGGACGTTCGCGGAATACGCGCGCGACGTCCTGATTACGCGATACGACGCGATCGCGCAACGCGCCGGACCGAACTCGCGGACTCTGGCGGCGGAACGAATCGAACGCGTCGTCGCGAACACTCTCACGAGCGACATTCCCGGACTGATCCGTCCGCAATACCTGTCCGAATTCGCACAGGTAATCGACGCGTCGCGTCCGATCGTCTCGACCGCGCGCCGGGTCCCGCTGGAATCCGGGACGCTGACCTATCCGTCGATTACGCAACGTCCGTCCGTCGCGAAACAGACGACGGAAAAAACGGAGACGTCGTCACAGAAAATGACGGTCGTTTTCGTCAACGTCACCGCGGACACTTACGCCGGTAGCGGCGACCTCTCGTGGCAGGCGATCAATTGGTCGACTCCGAACGCGCTGGAACTCTGGTTCACGCTCGCGGCGGAGGCGTACGCGATTCAGACGGAAGCGGCGACCGGGACCGTCGTCGCCGCGTCTACCACAATGGCGACTCCCGCGATCCCGGCGACGCCGACGCTCGCGGATTGGATGACCGCGATTACCGCGGCGGCGGGCGTGATTTACACGGCGTCGCGTCGTCGTCCGGACACGGTCTACGCCGACGTCACGACCGGTTATTCGATTATGGGACTCGTATCGAACGTCGCGCCCGTCTTTATCACGACCGGGAATTTCTCGATCGCGTCGGGACAAGGGTCGATTGCGGGATTGCGTCTCGTAATCAGCGCGGGACTCCCCGCGAAGACGGTCGTCGTGGGCGATTCGCAATCGTTACTCGCGGCGGAAACCGCGGGATCACCCGTCGAACTCCGCGCCGTCGAACCGGCGCTAGGCGGTATGGAGGTCGGCGTTATCGGCGCCTACGTCGCGAAGATCACGGACGCGGGCGCGTTCCGGAAACTCACGATCCCGTAACGGAGGCGAAATGACAGACGAACCGACGCCGCAACCGACGCCGACCGACGACGAGGTCGACGACGGTTCCGGTCCGTCGTCTCACGAGACGTCAGGCGTCGACCCGGCGGCGGAGGTCGCCGCGACGTATCCGGATCGCGAACCGGACGACCCGGAGGGCGGACCGTCGTCGCATGAAACCGCGGGCGACGATCCCGCCGCGGAGGTCCGCGAGAGTCGCGAGGCGGAATGATTCGTGGCGTACGCAACCGTCGACGAACTCGCGGCGGCGCTCCGCGTCCAGGTCACTACCAAAAACTCCGACCTGTTACAGAAATGCGTCGATGCAGCGTCGGCGGAAATCGACCACGAATCGAACCGTTACGAGGATTCGCCTATCGCGGAGGACGATCCGATCGCGCACGGAGTCTGTATCGCGCGCGGAGTCGAATGGTTCAAGGCGAACGACGCGGCGTTCGGCGCGTTAGGTTTCGACGGAACCGGCGTACTCCGCGCACCCGACGATCCGTTCGCACGTCACGCGGCGACCCTCATTCCGCTAAAACAGCAATTCGGAATTGCGTAGTGGGCGCGCTCGCGGACTACCGGACCGCCGTCGCGAACGCGCTGGAACCGTTAGACGAGGATTGGTCGGTCCATCCCTCCGCCGTCGACGCGGTGACGCCGCCCGCGTTCGTCCTCGTCTGGTCGACTCCGTGGTTAACGCGTTCGACGTTCTGCGCGTACGGCGCGCGCCTCGACGTCGTTTGCGTCGCGGGACGGATCGACGTCGAGGCGGGAGTCGAAACGTTAGAAACGATGGTCGAGCGCGCGACCGCCGCGCTCGACGCCGCGAACCGTCCGCCCGAAACCGTCGCGCCGCCGGGACCGTTCGATATTGGCGGAACGCAATACCTCGCGGCGCGTCTGTCCGTGTCGTCACCCGTCACTATCGGAGGTTCCTAATGGCAGTAGCACCCGTCACCGCGCCGCCGTTCGTCCCGGTAAAACCGAAAATCCGGATCGGGAACGGGACGACGGGCGTCGATATTGAGTGCGCCGCGGGCGAACTCGTCGTCGAGGTCGAACAGGACGAGGCGACGACGGAGACGTTTTGCGGGACGTACACGACCTATAAGGCGGAGGTCTGGACGGTAACCGCGACCGTGTTTGAGTCCTACGGCGCGGCGGGACTCTGGAACCTCGTCCGTCCTCTCGTCGGCGTCGTGCAACCGTTCGCGATCCTCCCGGATAGCGCGGCGGCGGTCGGCGTCGCGAATCCGATGATGACGGGAAACTGTTTCGTTAAAGCGTTCCCGTTTTTCTCTGGGTCGCCCGGTGAACCGACGTCGTTCGACCTCGTCCTCGCGGTGCAGGGAACGCCGACGTTCGCGACGACCGGGACCCTCCCGCTCACGACGGAGGGATTCGCGGCGGGCGACGACGAAACCGTGGCGGCGGAACCGGAAACCGTGGACGCGTAATGGCGGACGCGTTGCGCGTCGAGGTCGACGACGCCGCCACGAGGCGCGCGCTAACGCGCCTCGCGGACGGACTCGACGAGATACCGGACCGGGTCGGGTACGGGACCGCGCAGGCGACGGCGGCGCTTATGCGCGCGCGGGTCCCGGTCCGGACCGGTCGACTCCGATCGACCGTCGACGCGCTCGTCGTCACCCACGGCGGCGCCGTCACCTACGGCGGGACCCTCCCGTATGCGCGCTACATCGAGCGGCGCGCGCACGCGGTGACGTCGACGGTTCCGCCGTCGATCCCGGTCTACGTCGCGGCGATGCGACGCGCCGCGGAACAGGAGGTCGCGCGCATATGACAGAGAAAATCCGGGTCGACTCCGCGGACCTGACGCTCGGAGAAATGGCGGAGGTCGCGGACGCCGCGGGCGACGTCGAGGGCGCGGGCGCGAACTTTCGTTACACGGCGGCGCTCGCGTGGGTCACGAAACGCCGGACCGATCCGGCGTATACCTACGCCGACGCGCTCCGCCTACGGATGGGCGACCTCGACCTCGTGGACGCCGACCCGGAAGCCCTAAGCGGCGCGAATGGCGACGCGCCGCCGTTATCGCTCGCGTCTGGAACCTCTCTCCCGCCGACGTAATGCGTTTTCCGTGGGGACTGTTAGAGGAAATGGCGACCGTGATCCGCGACGAGGAACGCGCACGAGCGCGCGCGGAACGTCGACGCGCACGGAAACGGTCGTAGCTCGTGGCCGCGACCGACGTCGTCGTTCGGTACATCGGAGACGCGTCGAGCGCCGTCCGCGCCGCGAAACAGACGGAGGACGCGACCGCGAAAGCGTCGGCGTCTATGCGGAAAACGGGAGTCGCGTTAACCGCGGCGGTAACACTCCCGCTCGTCCTGTTCGGTAAGGCGTCGTTACAGGCGGCGTCCGACCTGAACGAATCGCTATCGAAATCGAACACCATTTTTGGTGAGAACGGACGCGCAATCGAACGTTGGGCGTCGGGCGCGGCGACGTCGTTCGGACAATCGAAACAGTCCGCGCTAGAGAACGCGGCGTCGTTCGGAAATATGTTCCGCCAAATGGAAATCGGATTGCAACCGGCGACGCGAATGTCGACGAAGATGGTCGAACTCGCGTCGGATTTCGCGTCGTTCCATAACGCCGACATAACCGACGTTCTGCAGGCGCAACAGGCGGCGTTCCGCGGCGAGTACGACGCGGTCCAGCGTTTCGTACCGACGATCAACGCGGCGGCGGTCGAAACCAAAGCGTTAGCTATGACCGGGAAAGAGAACGCGTCGCAACTAACCGCGCAAGAAAAAGCGTTAGCGACGTATCAATTGATGCTCGACGGCGCCGGGAAAGCGACGGGCGATTTCGCGCGCACGAGCGACGGCGCCGCGAATCAGCAACGGATACTCGCGGCGCAGATCGAAAACCTGCAGGCGTCGGTAGGTCGCGTCCTGATCCCGATACTGCAATCCGCGATGGGCGTGATACAGACGATCGCGGACGCGTTTATGTCACTCCCGCGCCCGGTACAAACGGCGGTCGTCGCGTTCGGAATCTTCGCCGCGGCGTTAGGTCCGATACTGACAATCGCGGGCAACCTGGGACGCGCCGCGACCGGGATTAAAACCGCGCTCGTCTTTATTGGCGACGCGTCGGGCGCGGCGGTCGGCAAGCTAACGAACCTCTACTTGACGCTCGCGGCGGCGCCCGCGGCGTTCGCCGCGCTCGCGTCCGGCGTCGCGATCATCGTCGCCGCGGGATACGCGTTGCACGTCGCGTTAGGTGTCGACCTCGCGGGCGAAATCCGCGACGCGCTCGACGCCGGGAAACAGTACGGCGCCTCGCTCGTCGCGAACGCGTCGCAGATAACGGACCTCACCGCGAAACACGATCAGTTAGCGGCGTCGCTACGCGACCTGAAAGCGGCGCGGGTCGAGGATTTCGACGCCGCGGTACGGAACTCCGCCGCGATCCGCGAGGTGAAATCGGCGCTCGCGGAGAACGAGAGTCAACAGCGCGCCGCGGCGAACGCGGCGCGCGTCCAGCAACAGGCTATGGACGACCTCGCGGCGGCGTCGCGCGGTGTAACCGGCGCGACGAACGAACAGATTTCCGCGGTAATGGGACTCGCGAACGCGTACCTCGCGTCACAGGGCGGAATTCTGGGACTACAGGCGGCGCAGATTCAGCAGGAAACCGCGCAGAAACGTCTCGACGACCTGATCGCGAACGGTTCGACGCCGGACACTCTGGAATACCGGTCCGCGGTGAATCAGCTAGAGCAGGCGAAACTTTCGGCGGCGGGCGCGGCGCTGAAAATGCAGGCGGATAACCAGACGCTCGCGAACTTGCTCGACGGTCCCGGACGTTCCGCGCTGTTGGCTATGCGCGATTCCCTGCAGCTAACCGTCGACAAACACTTAGACGCGACCGGTGCCGCGCAGGAACAGATAAACAAAATCAATTTGATGATCGACGTCGCGAACGGCGTCCCGCCCGAAAAAAGTATCTATTTCAACGCGGATACGTGGGCGGCGATCCGTGACATAGCGACGGTCGAATCCGCCGCGGATCAGGCGGCGCGCGACCGGACAATGCGTTTTCTCGCGTCCGTCGAATGGGCGGGAACGCACAACATAACGGGCGGCGGATCGTTCGCGGACGGCGGCGTCGTACCCGGACCGCGCGGCGCGCCTCGTCTCGCGGTCGTCCACGGCGGCGAAACGATCCTCCCGGTCGCGTCGCCGCGGTCGAGCGGGATCGACGCGGTCGGCGGCGGAACCGTTTTCAATATCTCGATACGCGTCGACCCGACCGTTTCTCCCGCGGAGGTCGGCGCGCGCACGGTCGACGCGATCCGTCAATACGAACGCGTCGCGGGTAAGGCGTGGCGGTCGTGACGGTCGGGATCGGACCCGTCGCGGGACTCGACTATCACGTCGGACTCGCGTACTACCCAGAGGGCGCCGACGTCGACCGGTGGGACGTCGACTGTTGGGATTCGTCGGGCGATCAATTGCTCGCGCCGGTCGACTCGACGTTTGAGACGGGTATAGGAGGTTGGCGCGCCGATTTCGGGACCGTGACGGTTAGCCAACAGGCGGCGGCGGCGCGGACCGGATCGTTCGGTCTGCGCGTCCGGTCCGCGGTGAACGGAAACGTAACCGCGGTGACGGATACGCCGATTCCGGTCGCGGGCGGCGTGACGTACCTCGTCGCCGCGTGGTTTAAGGCGGCGACGGTCGGGCGCTCGTGTTCGGTCGGAATCAATTGGTACGACGACGCCGGATACCTGTCGACCGTCAACGGCGGCGCCGTCACGTCGTCGACGGGCGCGTTCGCGCAATCGTTCACGACGTTTACGGCGCCGTCGAACGCGACGCGCGCGTTCGTCCGGTTGAACGTCAACGGGACGACGACGGGCGAGGATCAGTACGTCGACGACGTCGGATTCGTGACGTCGACCGTTCCCGGCGCGGGCGCGACGTGGGAGGACGTCCCGCCGTTAACGGATATTTCGTGCGACGTTAAGGACCTACGGATCGCGCGCGGACGCGACCAACCGTTAGACCGGTTCCGTCCCGGCGCGTTGACGTTCACTCTCTACGACCCGGACGGGATATATACGCCGTGGCGGACCGCGGGCGACGCGACCGGATTTACCGCGATCCGACCTGGGATCGAGGTCCGGGTATGGATCGACGACGGGACCACGACCTACGACCGGTTCCACGGCGTGATCGACGCGCTCGTCGACGCGTTCCCGGACCCGACCGTCCCGACGTCTCACGAGGTCGGGATAACCGCGTTCGACGACCTCTCGACCGTCGCCGCGTATGACGGTTACGAACTCCCGGCGTCGGGCGCGGGCGACACCGCGGGACCTCGTATCTCGCGGATACTCGCGAACGCGCAATACGCCGGACCCGTCGACCTCGACGACGGGACCCTCGCGCTGCAGGCGACGACCCTCGCGAAAAACGCGCTCGACGAAATCGGACTCGTAACCGACACGGACGGCGGCGCGTTCTACGCGACCCGCGACGGGACCCTCGTCTACGTCGATACGAACGCGCTCGTATCCGACCCGCGGTTTACGACCGTGCAGGCGACCTTTGGGGAGGTCGAACCGGAAATCTGTTACACGGACCTAAAACTCGTCGACGACCTCGACCGGGTCCGGAACCACGTTTCGATCAGTAACGAGGGCGGGACCGCGGTCACGCTATCGGACCCGACCTCGATCGGACTCTACCGACCGCGCACCTACCGCCGGTTCGACCTGATCCACGTCGACGGGACCGCGTCGACCGCGATCGCGAACCGACACCTAGACGCGTTCGCGTTCGCGGTCGAACGGATCGAGGGATTTACCGTCGACCTCCTGATCCTCGACGCCGCGCAACGTCTCGACGTGATCGCGCTCGATTTCCTGCACCGGATACAGATACGCCGCCGCGCGGAGGGATTCCAGGTCGTCGCGGACCTACAGGTCCAGGCGATCAGCGAATCCGTAACCGCGACCTCGTGCATTTTCACGCTTAACACTTTCGACGCCGCCGCCGTGTTCGACGTCGGACGCTGGAACGTCGACGTCTGGGACTCCGGAGATTGGGGTTACTGAAATGCCGTATACGACGATCGTCGCGGGAAATCCGATCCTCTCGTCGTGGGCGAACGCGAACGTCCGCGATCAGGTCGTTACGCCGTTCGCGTCGTTCGCCGCGCTCACCGCGGCGATTACCGCGCCCGTCGAGGGAATGGTCGCGTACACGACCGACGAAAATCGTTTGTACGTCTACGACGGCGCCGGTTGGGTATGTATCTCGCCCGTCGCGGCGGTCGTCGCTACGTCGGAGGGAACCGGGTCCGCGACCTACGCGAGTCTGACGACGATCGGACCGACCGTTTCGGTCCGGACGAGCGCGTTCGCGCTCGTAACCGTCTCCGCCGCGATGGCGAACTCGACCGGAACCGCGGGAGCGTTAACGACGGTCGCGGTATCGGGCGCGTCGACGATGACCGCCGCCGCGGTCGAAAGCGCGGCGGGCGCCGCGTTCGCCTATGAGGGCGGCGGCGTCTACGGGTGGCGGACCGCGACGTTCCTCGTTAGCGGACTGACGCGCGGCGTTAACCAATTTCAGATGCAATACCGGCGCGATACCGGCGGGACCGCCACGTTCCGTCAACGGACCCTCGCGGTCCAGCCGATTATTTAACGGGAGGTCGAGCATGGCGGACGTATGGCTACCCGGCGCGCATATCGACCGCGGCACGAACGCCGGATATAACTCCGGACGTTCGCAGATGATCCGCGCCGTCGCGCATTACACGGTCGGCGCGGACTCGCGATCGGTCGGACGGAACGGGTATTTCCATTTCCTCGTCCATAAGGACGCGTCGCGCGAGAACGGGTGCACGCAATACGCGGAGGTCGACGCGGTGACGTGGCATGCCGCCGCCGCCGGGAATCCCTACGGTCCCGGCGTCGAATGGGAACGCAACGTAACCGGCGGAGTGAACGACGAGGGACTATCGAACGCGGAGGACCTGACGCCGAATCAGGTCGAATGGGGAACGCGCATCGTCGATTTCTTCGCGGAATGGGGAATCCCGGTCGACCTCTACGACGGTCCGCGTTACGGCGGCGGCGGACACCACGGATGGATCAACCATCACGATATTGATTCGCAACGGACAGACGGATTGCTCCGCGCGGAATGGGACCTGATCGTCGGCGGCGGCGGACCGCCGCTACCGGGACCGATCGACGACGTCGAACTATGGGAGGACGGACGTATGCGTTTTATGTGGACCGAACAGCAGGGAATGTTTTGTGACGCCGGGATGATGTACGCGGTATTCGACGATTATTGCGTTAAGCAACCGGGACTCGCGGCGCGTGATACGCCGTCCGCGCAGAAATGCAGCGCGGCGGACCTCGACTCGATTATCGGCGCGCAACTTTCGCGGAATCCGCCCGCGTCCTAGACCGTGGCGCGCTCGACCGTCGACGTCGTCGTCCTGATCCTCGCGGCGACCGTCGCGTTCGTCCTCGTCCTCGTAACGGTCGGACTCGTCGTCGTGGCGGACGACCCGTCCGGCGGGACCGTCCGATCCGTAGCGGAATCGGTCGGCGGCGTCCTCTCGTTATTCGTCGGCGTCGTCGTCGGGTACGTCGCCCGGTCCGCGGTAGCGAACCGGCGGGACTCCGGTACCCGACCGCCCACGGATTCGCCTTAGAACGCCGTCTAACGGGAGTGATCCCGGCGGATAAAGGCGTCGACCTCCGAAACCGCGATCCGGTGCGCCCGTCCGACGTGGAACGAGACGAGGTCGCCGCGTTCGATCATGCGGCGGACCGTGCGCGGCGAGACGTGCAGGCGCGCCGCCGTCTCGTCGATCGTCAACGCGAGCGGCGCCGGACGCCGACGCCGCCGTTTACGATCCGGCGCCGCCACTACTCGCGGCGTCTATCGACTGAACCGCGCACGTAAACCGATTCCCGTCCTCGTCCCGGACCGTGATCGTCGCCCGGTCCTCCCGGTCGAAACCAACCTGGACGACGACGAGGTCGGCGCCTAACACCGGTAGAACGTCCGTCAGGACCGACCTCGACGACCGGTGCGCGCGCGACCCGTTCGACGACGGATTCGCCTTACTGCGCACGGCCGCGAATTGTGCGGGCGTCGGGTCGCGTTGCGGATTCGTGCAGACGTAACCGTCGAACTCGTCGGATGCCTCGATCGCATATCCGAGACGCCGCATCGTCGACACCGCGGCGCTCGACGAGGCGCGCGCCGAATCGTCGGCGCCCGCCGGGAACCGAAACTCGCCCGTCGCGAGCAACGCGTGACGAATCCGGTCGACGTAGGGCGCGTTCCGTTTCGGCGGGACGGTCCGAATCTCTGTCCAGCGCGTTTCTAGCGGGCGCGTACTAGCCATTCCGTTTTCCTCTCGTCGGTCGGTATCCGGCGCGTCGTAGGACCTCGACGCGTAACGCGTGACGGTCGCCCGGATGGTCGACGTCCTTTAGCCGGTAATCGGCGGCGTAGGAATAGCGGGACCCGATCCGGCGACCCGCGAGGGACCACGCGTCGCGCCGCTCCGTCCCGCACCGCGAACAGACGAGCAACCGGTGAACGTTCCCGCCCTCCGCCCGGTACCCGTCGACCTCCCACGCGTGGGCGAGGTCCCTGCAGGCGACCGCGGCGGGATCGAGGGCGCGGAGCGCGTCCGCTACCGGCGTCGTTCCCGCCTTACGTCGACGACGGGGGGGGGGGGGCGGCACGGTCGGGAATCCTAACGAATCGCGCCGGGTATGCAATCCCTCCCGGTCCCAACCGTCCCACGTCGTCCCACGGCGCCGCCGGACAGAAACGGCGCAGAAACGGCGCCGTCCTCCGGACCCGCTCGGAGCGGGACCCGCTAGAACCGTTGCGGCGTAACCGTGGGCGATGCCGGAATCGAACCGGCGACCTCCGCCGTGTGAAAACGGATAGCCTCGACGCCGGACTAGGGACCTCGTTACACCGTAACGGGATTAGGTCCCGCACGGTCCCACGGAATCCCTTGACGGGACACGGAAAACGGCGCAGAAACGGCGCCACGATCGGAGACGAAATGGCGTGGCTCGCAACAGACGACCGACCCGGACGCGCGCCGTACCGCGTGAAATGGCGGACGATCGACGGACGCGAA